TAGAACCAATTATTTTGTCTAAGTCAAACTCTTCGACTAATTTGTTGGCTAAAGTTACCAACTCACCTCTTGTTTTTTCTCTCATAGTATACTTTTTCTTTCTTATATTAAAACCAAAAAAGAAAGTTTTAATATAAAAGTATGGGTTATTATCAAGAGTCAAGAAAGTTTGAATGTGTTACCTGTTCAAAGATAGCAATAACTAAGTTCGATGATGTTTTAGAATGTTCTAAGTGTAGAACAATGGACACAAAGTGTGCAAATTGTGGAACAAAGTTTACATCAACAACTGGTAAAAAACATTGTAGAGTTTGTAGAAGACTACTTGGCCTTATTTCACCAGTAGCTATGAAGAGAAGTATCAGTCTAACAACAAAGTTGAATTGTAGTGATGTTAGAGAACACGAGAAAGAGATAAAGATACTTGCTACTAAACTAAAATGGAACTTACTAACACCTTTAGACTATTATAGAGTTGCTAATGTTTGGATGACTGTTACTTGTGATGAGATAAAGTGGTCTTCAAAAGAAATTCACACACAAATTGAACTGATGCTTGACCTACTTATTAGAATGTTAAGTGAACCAGTAAGTCATTACGCTAAAAAACCTGGTGCTGGATTTAGAAAGTCAGTTAAACAAGTAGATAGTAGTGGTAGAACTTTAAAGAAATGGTCTACTGTAAAAGAAGTTTGTGAAGAGTTTGACCTTAATAGAACGTTCGTAACAGCGGTTCTTAATGGTAAGAAAAAGATTTCTAACTTAGATTTGAGGTGGGTAAAGTAGTTTAATATATAGAAGATATGGACGGCTTAAAAGAAGGCATTGCAAGAACTATTTTAGTTCCAGATTTCTTACACGAATGGGTTGATGAGTATAAAGATGAAGTTGTTAGTTTAACATTTCAAATACTTGACCTTTACTACAGAGGTGTAAACAAAGAACTCCTAACAAACAATCAGGTGAAAAGACTTTGTAAAAAGATTGATGGTGTATCAGCAGACTTGTTAGGCATTACACCTCCTTATTTACATCTACAAGGTTGGATATGGATAGGTGAGATGATTGAAGAGTGGATACAATTGGCAATCTTTGAAGAAGAGTTTGAATCGGCTGCTAACCTAAGAAAACTACTTAATTCTGAATATGTCTAATTGGCAATTATGGCTAAACAAAAACTATAAAACAATTTCATTCTGGGCCAAACACTGGCATCGTGAAGAATGGCGTGAACTCTTAGCTTTTCTCACGCTTTATCTACAAAAGAACTGGTATAAATTCAGTAAAATACCTGATGGTGATGAACGAATTAAGTTCTTACAAACGTGGATGAAAAACAATGTTCGTTGGAAAAACTCTGACTTTAACAAATCTATAGGTGTAAACAAGTTTGATGATGAATGGGAAATACAATCAGAAACATTCGAAGAACCTTATGAGATTTTAGCCGAAGACTTACCAGATGATGTAAAAGAGTTTATAGTTGATTTAGACCGTAGGTTCACAGAAATTGAGGTTAGACAGATTATTGTGATACGAAGAATATATCTTACCTTACCATCACACGAACGTGTCTTATATGACCTTTACTTTACACAGATGTTAAGTTTAAGACAAGTAGCTAAGAAACTTCAATTACCCTTATCAGCAGTTCACAATATGGTAACTGACCTGAAAAAAAAGATAAAAGAAAGATGTTAGAAATTATAGGACTGGCTTGTATTGGTGCACTTTGGATTAATGCAGAGCCTACAATTAGACTAAGAAGTCTATACAAAAAAGAAGACTGGTTTTTCAGATTGATTAACTGTTGCCTTTGCTCAACATTTTGGATTGCACTACTATATAAGTTAATATGGTTTCAACAATTCGACTTATTTGTGGCAGCATCAGCAAGCGTATTAGGAGAACTTATTTGCAAAAAATTAACAGAAGGAAAATTATGGTAGAAGAAGCAACATTTTTAAGAGCACATAACTTAGTGCAAGAATGGGAAGGTAAAGAAAACTACAACGTGCCTGCTCACGTTATTACAGAAATCTTTAACACACACAACGAAATCTTTTGGGAAAAGAAAGAACATTCAAAAGGTTGTGGTGGTTGTAGAGAACGTGTTTGGAATAGATTAAAGTCTTGGTATCACGAGAATAAACATCTTTACGGATATTAACATATTTAGAAACTAAATCTAACCTATGCCAATAGAAAGAAGAGAAGATGAAACTCGTGATGAGTTTGTATCAAGATGTGTCAGTAAAGAAATGAATGGTGGTATGCCACAAGACCAAGCTTTAGCGGTTTGTTTAACATACGCAGATGAATACTTTAAAGGTGCAACTAAATCAGTTACAGATAATACTTGGTCAACTGAGGCACCTATCAATACAAACCTATCAAAAGTTAAAAAGGTAATCTTTGATGAAGAGTTCAATGAAGATGATGTTAAAAAATACAAAGACTTAGGTTTTAAAGTTTACATTAGAAGTTCTCGTAAGATAAAGAAGAAAGATAAAAAGGTTTGGAACAAATTAAAAGTTGCTGGTCTTTCAGAAGATAACTTAGTCTTTGGTGAGTTAAAAGAGTTAAACAAAAAGTATGAGTTTGACTTACTTCTTACAGGACAAGATCCTATTTTAGAAGCACTTCTTTTAAAAGGTCAGGAGTTAAACCTTAAAAACGTAATCAGTTCTTATGAAGTAGATTCAATTGAAGATGCTAAGTTAAAAGAAGAGATAATGTTAAAGTCTGTTGACTTAAAGTTTGTTACAGTAAAAGTTCTTTATACTTATGAAGAGATACCTGGTATACCACCAGCGGCTTCTGGTTCTCGAAACTTCTGTAAAAGAATGTTGTCAAATAATAGAGCTTACTCACTTGATGAGATTAGCAATCTACCTAACGAACACTTAAAAGAGATGTTTAAAAAGTATGACTTACAACCAGATGTGTTTCAATATAGAGGTGGTTTTTATAGACTACCAGGCACTTTAAACACCACACCTTGGTGTAGACATTATTGGAAAGCAAACGTTGTTGTTAGTTAACAAAGGTGAATGAACCACCGCCTCCACCACCACCACCAGTAGCCAAATCGTTATAGTTTGTTATATTTGTAGTATTACCTAAGTTAGTTCTAAAAACTTTAACAGGATTCCCTAAAGAAGCATCGATGTCAGAGAAACTCGCAGATACAATACTGTGTGTTCCTGTGATTGCTAAGTATGAAATCGTCGAAGCAGTAAAAGAAGTAACTTCGAATAACCTTCTGGCACCAGATAAATTAGTAAGAGGATTACCAAAGATATACATTTCTTCAACTGAATGTGTTGGTCCAGAAGACAACTCAATCTTTGGAGTTACTGAGTAAATTAAATTATCAGATGGTATTGTGGTATTTAAAGAAGATATGATAGCACCACCTATAAGCCTACCAGTTGAAGCAAATCTAAATACACCCTGATTTTGTTGGCCAATAGTTCCTCTTATTTGATTTAGTGATAAAGTTCTAAACCTAACATCAGTGTCTAAGTTGAATATACATCTTGCTCCTGTGTGTAAGTTACTTTCAGCATATATGTAATTTAGTTGTAAGTTGCCAGAAGATATACTAAAAGTAGCATTTACCGTAGAACCTGATAATACATAATACAACGAAGGTGGTGATGAAAAAGTTCCTTTTATGTATCTAAACTGTGGTATTCTGACAGTTGTTGATGCAAATCCAAAGCTACCATTCGTAACAGTTATTGTAGCATCAGCATCAATAACAATTGGAACAGTGTGATTGGCAGTTGTCTGTAAGGCCAAAGTCTGTGACTGTGTTGGATTAAAAACAACTGTTGTTGTAGACCCTGATAATAGGTTACCTTGAAATGTTGTTGTCGGTGCTGAAATAGATAAAGTTGCTCCATTTACAATAGCATTCGTAGTGTTTGAGAAAACATCTGTGACCTTTAACTCATCAAGTAATGTTTTTGTTCCAGCGCCAATACCAAAGGCAACTCTTGGTATAGATTTACCATTTGTTTGTATAGAATGTGCTGAGTTGAATGTTATATTTGCGGTTTGAACTATATTCATTGCAGTAACAAATGTCGATGTTAGTGAGGCACCACTTATAGTCCAAGATGCATTAACAGTTAAAGTATTTGTGTAATTAGTAAAGTTAAAGGTTCTTGCGGCCGATGAAACATTCACAGTCAATTGACCCGATGTTGCAGTTGCCACAACATCATCAGCAGATGTTGGCACAGCAGCTTCAACCCAAGTTCCTGTTGAATTATAATTTCCTCCTGCGTTACTGATTGTTCGTGTTGCCATTGTTTAATGTTATTTTTGTATAATCAACTATGAGATCCGAAAGGTCATAGTTACCATATTGTAAAAAATCATCGGTTAGAACATCAATCCTTTTCATAATAAGTAGCTTTATCTCTCTATCACTTAGACCTTTGTCTATGGTAATTTCCCAATTGTGACCATCATATTCAAATAAGATAGTCTGGTATTCTTCTACTTCACTATTTACAATCCACTCCATTAAGATTTAGTTATGTTTATCGACAAAGTTACCCTTGTTACTGTTGAAGCTGAATCAACGTTGAATGCTATTATATCACCAGCACTTACAGATGTTGTCCAAGTTGATAAAGACAAATCTTGATTTTTCTGAACCGATGATAAAGTTGGCTTCTCTGAGCCAGCAATCGTATCAGCAACAGATGGTGGGAAAGTAGCGTAGTTATCTTTCCAAACATCTATTACGATAGAACCTGTTTGGTCAGCAAATAAGTTCCATCCAGTAATAGTTCCTGAGTATGGTATTTGAACATATCCTTTAACACCAGTTGTGATTGCAGAACCACCACCATCAATTGTAACACCAAATGAACCAGAAGCATTAGAGCTGGCAGGTCCAGTAGGTCCAGTAGGACCCATCGCTCCGGATAACTCAATAACACTTATATCTAAGTTATTAATGTTTATATCATCATCATCAATACCACATATATCTATCCAATATGTTGTGCCAACTGATAATCCACTTACTATACCTTGTAGTGCGAATGGAAATAAAACTGTTGTAGATGCAAAATTTGGACTAACTTTACTTATTTCTGTTCCAGCTGCAGCGGAGCCATTAGTAGGAGCAGTTCCTGTTCCATATCTCAAAGATAAAGTCATTAATCCGGTATTACCAACACCTAAATCACCAGTAATCATAACCATCATTTCAGGTCTTGAAACCATAGAAAATGTAAATCCAATACCAGCCATTTCATTAGGTCCAAAATTGGTTGGATTTGCTGGATTTGCTGTCTTAAAGTTCATTTGTGATGTAGCCAATGTAGGTGAAACACCTGAAGTTCCTGATGAGCCATTAGCACCAGCCGCTCCTGAAGTTCCTGATGAACCATTCACACCAGCTGCTCCTGAAGTTCCTGATGAACCACTTACACCAGCTGCTCCTGAAGTTCCTGAAGAACCATTAGCACCATCAGCTCCATTGTTACCTGATGTGCCACTTGTTCCTGATGTTCCACTTGAACCTGATGTTCCTGAGGTTCCTGAACTTCCTGATGTGCCTGATGCTGAAACAATTGATAAGAATAAATTGTGTCCGTTTGAAAAGTCAGTTGCTCCTATTCCACCTGAGCCTGATAATGAAACTGGCACTTCCCAATAATTGCTTGCTCCTGTTATTAAAGTTGGTGTGCCTGTTATTAGCCATATTTGATAATTTGCGCTGTTGTTTCTGTCTTGTATAGTTATAGTTTGCCCTGTTTCTAAAAGAGCAAGGAATATATCAATATCTATAACAGGATTTTCTGTAAGATGATTTATATTTATCTGTGTTGCTAAACTTTGAGTGGCATTATTCCAAAGGATTTGTCCTGAACCTGGATTACCAGAAGTATTATTGGCATCGGCTGAATATAAAAATAAACTACTACTATAACCATTTACACCTGATGAGCCAGAAGTTCCACTTGAGCCAGATGAACCATTAGCACCTGACGTTCCAGCAGAACCACTACTTCCTGATGTTCCAGATGAGCCATTAGCACCGGAAGTTCCAGAAGAACCATCAGCTCCGTTATTACCGGAAGTTCCTGATGAGCCATTTGCACCTGATGTTCCAGAAGAACCATCAGCTCCGTTATTACCAGATGTTCCTGATGAACCATTTGCACCGGAAGTTCCAGAAGAGCCATTTGCACCAGAGGTTCCTGATGAACCATTTGCACCGGAAGTTCCAGAAGAGCCATTTGCACCAGAGGTTCCTGATGAACCATTTTCACCTGATGTTCCTGATGAACCACTTGAGCCAGAAGTTCCAGAAGAACCATCAGCGCCGTTATTACCGGAAGTTCCTGATGAGCCATTTGCACCGGAAGTTCCTGATGAGCCATTTGCACCTGAAGTTCCAGAAGAACCATTTGCACCAGAAGTTCCAGAAGAACCATCAGCGCCGTTATTACCGGAAGTTCCTGATGAGCCATTTGCACCTGAAGTGCCAGAAGAACCATTTGCACCAGAGGTTCCTGATGAACCATCAGCTCCGTTATTACCAGATGTTCCAGAAGAACCATTTGCACCAGAGGTTCCTGATGAGCCATTTACACCAGAGGTTCCTGATGAGCCATTTACACCAGAGGTTCCTGATGAGCCATTTGCACCTGAAGTGCCAGAAGAACCACTTGTTCCTGAAAGACCAGATGTTCCGTTCATTGGTGTTATGTTACCAAATGAATCTTTAAAATACCAGATTCCACCTTCGTTAAATAGAGAATCAACGCCAGTCTGAGGTGTTGGCACAGATGATGAACCACCTGTAATTCTGCTAATGTTTATTATTCCACCCATACTTATTATATCTTTTTATCTTCTTATTGTTTTTAGTCAAACACGACTATACCACTAACCTCAAAGATACCATCAATAAAAAGATTATCTTTTATGTTGAGTAGTGCATTATTGTAAACCGTAGATGAGCCGAATGAAAACGATTGGTCATATCCATCAACAACTAACTTACTAAAAACATACAAATCATATGCTACTTGTTGATATCCTGCTTGTATATGTGTTTCTGAAGTGACGAATCTAAATTGAGAAGCACCTCCACCAGCAGGACCAGCGGGACCAATAGGACCTTGTGCACCGGCAGGTCCAGGAGCTCCTGGCATACCAGGAAAACCTCTATCACCTTTTTCACCATCGCGACCACGAGGACCAGTTGCACCGGTTGGTCCGATTAAACCATCTTGTCCTTTAGGTCCAATAGGTCCAGGTAATCCCTGTAAACCTTGTAGTCCTCTATCACCTTTATCACCCCTATCGCCCTTATCACCTTTAGGCCCAGCAGGTCCTTGTGGTCCAACAGAACCAGTGACACCTTGAAACCCATCAAAATAATCTATACCTTTTATAGGTGTGTAGCCATCAAGTCCGTTAATTCCATCTTTACCTTTTTGACCATCAACACCGTTAAAACCATCAAAGTAGTCAACACCTTTAATTGGTGTGTAACCATCAAGTCCGTGAATACCTGATTTACCATCAATACCATCACGGCCGTTTTGACCATCTTTACCATCTCGTCCATTTTGACCATCTTTGCCTGATAAACCTTTCTCACCTTGTAATCCATCATCACCTTTAGGTAAGGCATCCATCATCAGTTGTAACTGACCTAAACGTTCTTTCTCTACATAAGTTACCTTTTTGTAGACACCATCTTTTTGCTTTATGTAGTAAGTATTACTCATTTTTCTTGTGGGTAAATTGGTTTTGATCCACCTGAACCAGGTGATGAAATTGAGTGAAAGCCTTTTGTATAGTTTATGTGTATATCCCAGTCTAAGGTTTCTCCTGCTTGACCAACCACATTGAATGAAATTGAACTTGTGCCCGTGGCAAAGAATTCAAAATCACAACCAGTAAAGTCTTTCTTAACAGTATATGACATAGAACCACCGATAGCAGTAAGAGCTGAACCAGAATGTCTAAAACCACCAAATGTTGTTGAAAGAAAAGCTTTAGAACCAGTAGAGTTCATTGCCAAAGCAGTTGATTCAATAAAAACACTTTCACCAGGTAACATAGGTATTGCGTCAAATGTGTAAACTTTGTAGTTTGACATTGTAACTGAGATAAACGAATTAAAGGTGGCTGACTCCATATCCGAAGCCGTGCCACCTAAAAGAGAATAATAGTATCTATTGCCATTCGCTTCCGCATAGTAGGTATTCTCAACACCACTAATAAAAGTAGTATAAGTCAACCTAACACCATCATAAGGTTTGTATTTAAAAAGTGTGTTTTTTACAGCCATTACTTAATTCTTTTGTTCAGTTCTTTAATCTCTTTTATCAACTCAACCATAGTAAGTTTTAGCTCATCAAACTTTTCACTTAAGTTATCATATTTGTTCTTATAGTCAATCTTTAAGATGTCTATTTGACTTCTATTATCATAAGACATCTGCTTAACTTCTTTAAGCTCGTCCATAGTTCTTTTTAGAAAATATCCTATAATGGCGATCATAACACCACCTATAAGAGTTAGTATCTGCATCTCCATCTTTAAGAAAGGTATTTTTTTAAGAACTTAAGCTCTTCTAAATTAAGTCCTTTATATCTATCCTCGATGTAGATGTCTGAATCATACTGATAAGTCTGTGGATACATATCATCTGATGCAGCACCATAAAGAGGAAAGTAAGTTGAGTTTTCACATAAGAAGTTAACAACTCTTTGGTTCCAAAACTCAGCTAAGTTTTGCATCTCCTCACGAATGTATTTTAGTTCTTGAACTGTTGATACAGTCGTGTTGTCGGAAGTTGCTCTGGCGACACCTATGTTTCTAATTTGAATAGCCAAATGTGGTAGAGCCAAGTAAATAGTCCAGTAAGCTAAAGCTTTAGAAGCAATGTTAATTAGGTCAATCTCCTGTTGAATAAAATAAGCCGTAGAGAAAGTTAGACCTGAATAAAGTTTGTATTCAAGATAGTTATAAAGTGGTGTGCCAAGTAAATCTTGTGTGTAGATGTCTTGTGCTTCCTGTATAAAAGGATAGATTTGGTCGACATCGATTGACTTACCTAAAGGAGTATACGTCTTAAGGTATTCATCGTCAATAAAAAGGAATGAAAATGTTGCTGCCATTATGGTTGTTCAATTATTTTTATCGGCACTAAAGGCTCTATCTCTATTCTTGCGACACCATTGTAAATCAAAACTTGTTTGAAATGGTCTAAGATTAGTTTTCTTTCTGGTTGTATAACCATCTTATCGAATATCTCCCACGATTGTAGTAATTCAGTAGAAAAGCCAAGTTTCCCAGGGGTTTGAATACCTAACAATTGTGGGTGAGCTCTATGAGCTGTTACTATCTGTTGAACTATTTGGTCGGCAACCTGTAATAGTCTTGCGTCAATGTTTGTTGCATCTAAAGTATCGATGTCTGGTGCCAGTTCTTTACCATCTGAATAAAGTATGATGGCTTTACCAGCATTCTTTGCACCACCGTGTTGTGATTTAATTGCTTCAGAGTTGTATCTTCTTTCTTCAGGTGATGGTTTTTTATAGAACTTAAACACAATTGAAGGTGAGAAACCGTTATTTATTGCAGCTAAGTTATACTCAGCCATAAGAGCATCGGCTTTAATCCATCTCAAAGCAGAATAATAATTCGGAAGTGAGTAGTAATCCATATTGTTATCATCGTGTTTAATAAAGATAAGTTGTCTTACTTCTTCACCATTAGGATCGAATGTTGCTATCTTTCTTGGTGGATTTTGTCTTGTGTTAGACCAGTTCTCCGAATAAAAGTATTCGTTGATTTGACCATTCTCATCTCTTTTACCACAAGCAATTCTTGAGGCATCAATCCAGTTCATATCTACTATACGTGTTCTGTCCATTGAGTATATAACCTCAAAACAAGAGTAACCAAATGTTTCTTGGTCACGTGAAACCATCCAGAATACTTTGTCTAACTTACGCCAGAAAGGAACTAACTTCCAGTTATCTATGATGAACTGATTTGATTCTTCACGAGTTGCGCCAAATATAAAGCCGTTACCAGCAATAAGCGCAGTTTTACCTTCAATGATTGAATCGTGAATTGCAGATGAGTTTCTGTATTCAAGTAAATCAAGTGGAAATGAGTTGTTAACACCGAAAAGAACCCACTCAAAGCCTTTTTGTTCTTTTGGCATTGGTAATTCAATGTTTCGCATGTTGATTGTGTCTAATATATCCTGAGATATACTCTTCGGTTGCTGAGCATCCGGTTGCTTTTTGTTTAGAAAGTCGAATAATGCCATATTATCTTCTTAGGGCTCCGTTGTTTTTAGCGGGTCTATCCAAAGTTGCCCAAGTCTTTGTTTCTTCAACTAATACTTTACCCGTTTCGAGTATAGTTGAACCTGCTTCTACTTGATAAGACCACATACCAGCAGACATATTCAATCTTGGTAAGCTGAGGTTTTCTGGTGTGCCAACAGCTATATCAAATTTCGACCACTTATTGTTAGGTTGCAAATCAGTAGGATAGAATACTTTTTGCAAACCAGTCACATCATTAGTGAAGGTAAATTTGAAACTCGCTGTGTTACCAACCGGAACATCTTCTCTTAAACTCATCCAAATTGAGCTTGTAACTCCTGGTGTAAGGTTTATCATCATAGTTCAAGTTTTATTTATATGTTATCTAAACCTCACTCTGTTTTTAGCCTATAACTTCTGTTACTAAAATTTGCTTAAATAAAAAACCCGTAATCAATTGCCTGACTACGGGTTTTTACTTTATATGGAATTCAAAGATTATGCTACAAGAGCTGCTACAATTCCAGATGCAACTCCAAATGCTCTATCTTGTTCGAACCCTTTAAGAGTTATTACATAGTTAGAACCATCAGCTTTAGCTGTTCCAGATGTTGAAGTTGATTCTGAAAGATACATACCTTCAACAGCTCCTGGATACCAGTATAAACCGTTAGAGTCTTTAATTATTACTGCTAAGTCTCTTTGTGTTAAAAGAGCCAAAGTGTTTCTTTTTTGAACATCTCTTCTTGGAATAGTTACTGTTGTTGTTTGTTCGAACAAAGCCGAACCAGCTTCAACAGATTTAACTAAATCTTCTGTGAATGTAGCCGAGTTTCTGTTAAAATCGAATTCGTAGAATTTAGAAGCAGATGCCATGATGATTGAGGATACAGTTCCGCCAGATTGAACATAAGAAGTGATGTTATCAAAGTCTGTTAAATACAACTTTGTTAGACCACCGATATTATTTTCACAATCCTTAGCGATACCTCCTGAAAAACTTACACAAGCCATTTTGTTTTAATTTTTTTTTAGTCCTTTAAGGATTATGAGTATAACACGATTTCGTTACCGTATAGGTAATTAACACCAAACTTCAAAGAAGTTGCAAATCTCTCGGTTCTTGCACCAGAGATGTTTCTTTGTGGTATGATGATGATTTCGTCCCAATCAGAAACTAAGTCTGTTAAGAAGAATACTTTATCAGAGTTGAAAGCAATCATTTGTTTTGCTAACAAACCTGAAGTTGGGATAAGTCTGAATCCTAAGTAGTTCAACTCTTTGTCACCAACCATGAATAATCCACCTTGTGTAGATGCTTGTGCTTGTTTGTAAGCGAAAGCGATTTCTTGTGAAACAAAGATTTTGAAGTTAGCTTCTTGTCTAACTACTGCAGGAACTGCTTCAAGAATTCTGTTTAACTCACCGATAACGTTAGAAGCAACGATAGAAGATGCAGTAGCAGTTACATCGATAACTGAACCGTCAGCTAAAAGTTGTTTTACTAAACCATCACAAAGTGAGTAAGGGTAAGATGCAGTTGCAGTGTTACCTTGGAACATAGTTAATTCTAAGTCAGAAGCAACTTTCTCAGCAACGTAGTTAACTACGAAGTCAGCATATGATGTTGGCATCACTTCTTCGTTGTTAGAACCTGCTCTTAATTGTAGTGATAAGTAGTTAGCTTCGAATGTTGTTGCGCAATATTCTAAGTTAACTTTAAGGTCACAAACCTCCATAGTTTTTTGATTAAGTGTTCCTTCACCTGTTGCAGAGAATGAACAATCATCAGCTTGTAAGATGTTACCTAAATCCGAGTAAGCTAATTTGATTTTCGATTTAACATTCGGAATCAAAGATAACTCATTTTTAGCAACACCAGTTGTAAGAACTTTTCTGAAGAAACCTTCAGCGTCCTTACCGTAAAATGTAGTATTGTCTGTTAAAGCCATTTTTTTTTAAGTTTATTTTTTGTGGTTTCTATACAATATGTTAAAAACCTGGTTTTTGTTTTTTACTTTGATTTAGCAAAAGCTTTGATACGAGCTTCAATAGATGCAAACTTAGAATCAATCTTCAAGTCTTCTTGTTTCTTGATACTTCCTGTTGCAGGTATTGAACTAAACTTCTCGTCAACTGATGCTCGAAAGGAGTTTAACTCTTCGTCTTTGTTTTCTAATGCTGATTTAAGTGCAGTGATTTCTTCCATCAATTCTGCAAATCTTGCGTCAATCATCATAGATACTTCTTCTGAAGTAAGTGCTTGAGGTGCACCTGGTTCAACTGCTAAGTCTTCCGCGTCTTCTTCAACTGAAGAAACTTGAATCTCAACAACTTCACCATTTCTTGTAGTCACAATAGTGCCATCTTCTAAAACGTGGTCAGCATCAGGAGCCAACTCAGTAAGAGCTTCATCTATATAGATAATTGTGCCCATTCCGAATTCACCATCCCAATAAACAGTCACACCATCTTTAAGAACGGCTGTTCCTAATTTGATTTGTTTTTCCATTACTTGTTCTTTATTTTTTAGTGATAATTCTAAATCAGCTAAGATTTCTACAGAGAAACCTTTCACTTCTTCATTCTTAACTTTGTCTTTCCAAAAGTCTGAGTCTTTAACCTTAACACCACCAAACCAAGTTCCTTCTGGTAAGTCAAAGCCTAAGCCTCTACTTTTGTCTTGCTCATTTTCAATAAGCCAATTCTGTGCTACAAATGCGTCAACCTTCTCATTAGTGTGCATAAAGTTTATGTTCTTATTATTAAGGTCTTCGTTAAACTTTGTAGCTATTTTTTCAATTTCTTCTTTGCCGAATCTAACATAGTATTCACCGTTTTGCTCATCAAACCTATAGATAAGCATGTTAGGTATTAAAAATGGTCCATAAAGCATTTGCTTGTCAGTATCCGATTTGAACAACATAGGATTTTGTTTAGCCAGTTTAATCCAGTTCACTTTTATTGCTGGGTCATCAACTAAACTTATCATTCCAACACCCTGACTTTCGTCTGTTAGAACTATATCGTAGATAGGTAAATCTTTGTTCATACTCTATATGTTATTTTTTGTAAATGTGTTTTTTCTAAAACATGCAACATAATGATACTAACTACCCCCTTATCCGAAAGTTGAGTTATCTTCCAATACCCTAACTCTATCTTGAGCTGATGTTATATCACTTTCTAAGACATAAACTTTCTGGAATGTTGCACTATTTCCAGTTGTTGTAGTAGTTGTTGTTTCACCTCCGCCTGTAGCTTGTGCTGTAAATGAAGTAAAGCCAGCTGTAGATGCTAATGCACTTTGTGCTACAGAACCACCTGAACCAGAGACACCTGCATCACCTAATGATGATGGTTGATTTGTGCTTAAACCAGTTTCGTCAAACTTAACTTTTTTGATTGCTGCTACTTGTGCTCCTGTTGTAGCTAATACTAAAGCAGCTAAGGCAGCACCTACAATTGGACCTGCAATAGGACCTAACTGAAATGCTCCTGCAAATGCTTGAGCCGCTCCTTGTAAACCAGAAACGATTGCTTGAGCCACTTTAAGGTTTTGTTCCTTTTTAAATAGTTTTTTCTGACCTAAAATAGTTTCGTCATTTAGTTTATTATTCAAAGTATTGACAGCGGTTGTTCTATCTTCTGCAAGTTTTTCAGTTAACTGATTATATTGTTCTTGATTAATTAAACCTTGGTCAAAAGAGGCTTTTGCTGTTTCTAACTCTGTATTGTATCTGTCGTTTAAAACATCTTCTTGTTGTTGATTAGTCTCTTTCAGTATTTGTATTCTTCTATCTTCAGTTGCCTTTTGTGCGTCTAATATACTTTGAAACAAACCTAAGATAACAGAAGATATATCACCAAAAGCCTGAGATATCTCATCTAACTTATCAAGCTTATACTTTTGAACATCTTCTAAAGCTTTTTTCTCAGCGCTTGTCTCTTCGTTTCTAAACTTCTGATTTATCTCTTTTTGTTTTACATTTGACTCTTCTAAGTTGTTTACATTTGTTTGATAAAGTGATGAAGCGTCAGAAGCTTTATCGTCATTAGCTTTTGTATCAAGAGCGACAGACTTTTTGTTGAAATCTTCTTGTGTTATTAAGTTATCATCAAGTTGTTTTTTCAAAGCTGCTTTTTCAGCACTATACTTATCTTGATTATACTTTAAGTTCAAGTCACTAACCTTCTTCAAATATTCTTCCTCTGATATTTCTTCATTTTTCAAGCTTTCATCAAAAGCATCTCTTTCAGCTTTGTATCTTCTTTGTCTATCAAGTTCAGTCAGACCAAATTCTTTAGTCAATAGCTCTTCAAAGTTACCTAACTTCTTAGTGTTTTCTGCATTTAACTGCTCAATTTCAAGAGCTTCTTGTAACTTAAGTATTTCTTTTTGCTTTTCAAGTCTAACAGTCAAATAGTTTAAGTAGAACTTAATCCTATCTTGATTGTTCTTTGCATCAAAATCTAACTGGTCTTGAGCCAATTGTCTTTCTCTCAAAACTAAACTTTCGCGTGAGTCAGCTGTATTCTGGTCACCAAACAATAACTCTTTTTGTAGAATATCGTTTATCTGTTTAAGTTTAGCAGATTGTTCTTCTCGTAATTTAGTTTCTTCATCAATCAATGCTTTCTTTTTCTCAAAGTAGAAAAGTTCAAGCGCATCCTGTGCTTGTTTTGTTTCAGTTTCAAGTTGAGTGATAAGTTTCTGCTTTTCTTTACCTAATACTTTACTGTTTTGAACATCTTTCTTTCTAAACTCAATAATAGCATCTAACTTTTCTTGTTCTTGTTCTTTTTCAAATTCAACTTCCTGTAACTTAGTAGTGAACTTAGATTTAGTCAAGTCATCAACAAACTTTTTCTCAATAGCATTTAACTCATCAAGTCTTGTTTTAACCTGACTTTTAATCTCATCGTAAGCTCTTTTATATTGCTCTCTTGCTTTATCTAAGGCCGCTTGTCTTTCTCTCTGTGCTTGTTCAGCTGCTCTTTGTTGTTCTTCAAGTTGTTTTTTCTCAGCCTCTTGTTGTATTTTAATTTGGTCTTGTAGTGCTTTTTCTAAAGCTGCTCTGGTCTTTTGAAAAGATGTGATAAGTGTTTGTAAATTTTGTGCAAGTGTTTCATCTTGCGATTTACTTGATTGTTTTAAGAATTGTTTTTGTTTAGTCAAGTAGTCAATATAAAATCTTGTAGTAGCTTGTTCTTCTTTGATTCTACCTTCTTCTTGTGTAATTTTTTTAGCAGCAACATCAGCGGAAATTGCCGCTCTTTCTGTAGCTAATCTATTTCTCAAATCATCTAACTGACCTTGACCGACTTTAAAAGTCTCTGTTCTAAATTGCTGTGACTTACCTATGAAGATACCATATTCATCGTATTCAGAAACCTCTCTAACAAGAACTTGTCTTTGAGCTGTATAAGCTTGTCTATATTTTTCAAACTCGTCTAAAAGTAAAGCATTAGCATCTTGTGCTGATTCTGTTTGTTTTTCTAAAGCGTCTTGTTGTAGACCTAAAACCTCAGCAGCTAACTCTTTTTCTAATTCGGCTCTTTTTTTCGAATCTTTTTCTTGTAGTATTTCTAATTCTTTTCTTGTTCTATACAACTCTATGAAGTCATCAGACTGTTGCTTCAAAATATCAGACTGTTCGAGTATCGCACTATTAGTTTCATCTATATTAGTTTTAGCAGTCTTTTGACCATCACTAAAAATGAATAAAGCTGATATTAAAGCTGTTAAGCCAACAACAACTAAACCTATAGGATTAGCCGCGAGTGCTGCAGTAAATCCAGTAGTTGCTACTGCGGCACCTTCGGTAGCTACAGTATCAGTTACCATAGCAGCAGCGTGTGCATTAACACCGGTAGTATTTGCGGCCTGAGCCGCTGTGTTAATAGTTGTCGTAGCCGCCTCTGATGCATCAGCGGCTGTTGATGTCTCTTGAACTGCTAAGTCAGCAGACCTTGCTGTAGTCAATGAATTCAAGCCTGCGGTTATCTGAGCGATTGAATCTGATAAACCACCGAAACCTTGTATAGCTTGTGTAACAAAAAGTAAACCCTGAAGTTTTTCTAAAGCTTGTTTAGCACTTTCAGATTCAACCCCAAACAATTTCATCGCACCAACTACACCTTGTAAACCAGTAACACCTATGTTCACAACACCAGTTAAAGCACCACCTAATCTTTCTGTTGCATTACCAGCTAAGGCAGTTACAACATTATTAGTATCTGCTATCTGGTCTCTTAATTCACCGGCTCTAACAGATAATTGCTGAAATCTTGCCGTGCCAGGTTCTAAGTTTTGTAATTCTTGAACGATTTGTCTGAGTTCATTTCTTAGTGACGTCGAGCTTGTTGTTGCTTGATCGAGTGAGGTTTCAAGTATCTGACCTGTTGTAGAAGCAGCTTGAGTAGTATTTGTAAAAGTTGTGTTTAATTCTTTTGTGGTTTTATTAACATCACCTAAGTTTTTATTAAGAACAGCAGCATCATCCGATACCGCACCTAAAACTCTCTCTAAATTCTGTGCTTGATTTTTCAAAAAACCAAAATCTTTAGATGTTTTATCTACGTTTTGCAGCTGTTTATTAGTATCAGCAAGTGCTTGTTCTAATTGGCCAATAGTTGAAACTGTTTGTTCAATACCATTGACTTTGACGTTTAATTCAAATTGAGCCATCGTTTTACACTATATTTATTAGTCTGTGGTATGAATAAGAACATAACCACTGTATTGTTGTTGTGCCAACACCTGTGACACTTACATAAACACCTGAAGCATCAGCAGACATTTCAACATCTGGAGAAGCACCTGGCCAGTTAGCACTTGAAGCATTCAATATAGGAACGCCAACCTCTGTTATTGTTCCAGAATCATTTATTGTATAACATCCTATAATCTCTGCGTGATAAGCATAAACCGCTGCATCAATAACAGTTCCAACTAAATAAGCCTTCACCTGAACAATTTCACCTAATCCAACCCAAGGTATTGAAACGATGTCTGTAGTAAGTGCATCTGATGTTCTTAAAAGAGCTTGTGCTGTAATCCAGTCACTTCTATCATACTGATTTGAACCATCATCTGATACACCTCTGATTGCTAATTGTTTACCAGCATAAACCGTCTCAGTATCATAGTCAAACTTATTATAACCTAAACCTAAGTGAACAACTGCGTTCAATGAGTCAGCTACTTTAACATTTTGACCACCAATAACAACTGTTGAAGAACAATTTGACATTGATGCTGATACAGAACCTATAAACACACTATCGATGTTTCCAACACCTACAAATGATGTGCTTCTTGAATTTAAGTGTAGGCCTCTATCTTTGGTAGTTATTGATGATGATGAGTGTATTTGTAAAGGTGCATTGTTTGCCAATATACCATTAGTTGTAAGAATACCGTTTGTAGTTTCTCTTAACACAACACCACCATTAACGTTGATTGTTGCATAATTGGTAGATGAACCACCTAAGTAAAGGTCTTTCCATCTAAGAGAAGTATTACCTAAATCTGTAAAGTAACCAGTTCTACGTGTAACAGCATCTGCTGAATAAGTAGAACCGATTTGAATGTTTGGTGAATTGAAAACAAATACAGCCGCAGTTGATGCAGTTGAGCCAGAAGATGTTCCGGTTGCAATCTGTAACACACCGTTGTTTGTTCTAACATAAACTTTATCATCAGTAACATTTACGCCAAACTCACCTATGTAAAGGTCACTTGCAAGCCAAGTTTCGTCAGTGTGGTCATTTGAAACTGGCACTGTAAAAGTTTGACCAGCTGTTGAGAGTGCGTGATTTATAATCCTACTATATTGTTCTATTTTCGCCATATCTAAATATATCTTTTTCTAAACTAAGTGTTTTTATCTGAGCTGTGCTCTTGTTCTTATAACATCTACAAAAGATTGAGTTGCAATACTTGTTTCATAACCAGTTGTTAAGTTAGTTCTTGGATTAGGATTAACTAAAGTAGAAACACCTAACTCTTGAACATCAGGAAGTATCATATTCAATCCTGAGTTGATTACATTTTCAAATGTGTTTGTGCCTGCAGATATAACAACATCTTCACCAGCATTTATAACTGTCGGTGTTGTAGAAGCAGAATGTCTAACTAAAGCAGTATCTCTACCACCATTTATCACATTTGATTTTGATACAGGAAGACCATTAACATATCTGATGTTGTTGATGTAAGTCACGTTTGATTCAGACACATACTTTTTGTCTGTTCCGATTATAGTCACATTCTTTACAGAACCAACAACAAAGTTACCAGAACCACCAGAGATGTTTACATTCTCAGCAAAGTCACCGATTGAGTTTTCATTACCAGTGATGTTAATGTTTTTAGAACCTGCTGCTATAAAGTTAGAAAGACCATTTGTTTGAATAGTTACAGAGTTAGAAAGATTAACACCAGCAGCTGAGTTCATAAAACCTATCTCAGGTCTTTTACGAGAAGGTGCAATCTGAACACTTGTAACTGAAACAGGTCTTGTTGTATCTACTTGTGTTGTAAATACATTATCAACAGTTCCCCAAGCATCTACAATAAGTGATTCTCTACTAAATTTAGTAGGTGACTTTATCTTTAAAAACTCACACTTTGTTAGACCATCAGAGTTAGGATTGTAATCAACAATCTTTTGTAGTCTGAGCCAGTGATTATCAATAAGATACACTTTTCTGAAATCTAAATCATAAACATCTTTAGGTGTTAAGGCAACATTAGCAACAACCACTTTAGAAGTAGGGTCAGATACTTCGTTAACAAAGTTAGACCAGTATTTGTTATAAAGGTTCTCATTAGTCCATCTCGCATAGTCATAGTAAACAAAGTCACCATTCTCCATATTATACCAGTTTATGTCGTGAATCGGATCCTGTGGTGAATCAACAGTTCCAGCATAAGGATACTGATTGTAAATAGAAGCTGACGCAGATGCAATTGTAGAGTTAGAACCTGATAAGATTTCCCAGCCAAACTGATTAGGATGACTTGCATTATCTAAGTTAACTTTAGCACCACCTCTTTGAGCTGTGTAAGGTCTCATACCACCCCATATAAGAATACGAGGCATTGAGTTAGATACTGGTTTGAATGAGCCATTACTTTCTCTTTGTAGAATAGCACCCATCACAACATCTGAGCCAGCAGGGTTGTTAATCATAACAGTAGAACCAAAAGGCAAACTAACTTTAGTTTCATTCTTTAAGAAGTCATTGTTGATTTCTTTTTTGTAATATTGATAAGCCCTGCTTCTATCTTCTTTAAATCTTTTGTTCCAGTAATCAGACTCTTCTTTGTTTTCAAATGTGTAGTATTTAGCAATCAACTCACCTAATGGTATAATCTCAACAGAAGTGTTATCTATCTTATCAGTCCAATCTACAAACTGAGAAGAAGTTGTGCCTAAATAGTAAAAGTCATCACGAGGTTCAATGTAGTAGTATTTGTCGATTTGTTTGTCTTCTTGAATGTGTAGATTGAACATCTTAATTATACCGATAAGAAAGTCTTTTGCATCCATATCTTTAGGTAGAATAGATGTCATCGGAAGTGATGATCCTTCAACAGTTCTTGGTGACGGATCGTTAAAGATATAACTTTGGCCATCAACTCTTAAATACCATTCACCAATAATTGCTTTAGCAATCTCAGGACCACCTGATTGATTAAAACAAAAAGAAGCTTTTCTACCTAAGTTTGTTTGACAAGCAGGTGAGCCAGCATAAGCTTGAACATGGTGTGATAATTCAACCCATACCTCATCACCTTCTTTAAAGTATTTAGAACCAGATGTTACTGTAAGTTCTTGGTTTCTCCAGCCAACTGGTTGATAACGACCAAAGTTTACCCAGTTCTCATTTGTTGGTGAATAGAATGATGAGTTGTTCATAATAAAGTTTTGAACATTCTCACCGAGGTTTTGAACAACACCATCTCTTAATCTTTTGATTGTAGCCTTTACCTGCATACCGAATGTATAGATGTTAGTTGCACTAAAAGGACCTGGTCCTGAATCAAAAGCATTCGTATAAGTTTCACCACCTGAACCAGGATAGTATTTGTATGTAGTTAAGTTAAACGATGCAGTTCCATTACCTGGTGATGCACCAAAGCCATTCATATCAGTCCAAGCTGTTAACTTAATAACAGATGTTAAATCATATTCACCTGTGTCTTGAACAACCCACTTATAAGTAACATTATCCCAGTTACCATATGAACCACCTTCTGTAATACCATTGTCATAGAATGAGACCGTTCCAAAGCCACCTGATTCACTTAAGAAAGGAAATTTAGAAGGTGTGTTTTTAGAAAAGATAGAAGCAGTCGCAGTTGATGTAGTTCCTAATTGTGGATAATACCAATTAGATGTGCCTAAGTAAGAAGCACCTGTTAAATAAGATTGAGTTGAACCAACCCAGAACTTTCTTTCTTTATACTCAGAAGGATTTAAATCATAAGATGGTTTCTTTTGAACTAAGATTAATCTTTTAAAGAACTGACTATTCAAAAAGGTTGAAGAGTATTGTGACTTTGTTTCTTTAAAGATTTTATCCCATATCTCTTTTAAGTAAATACCTGGCACAAAACTGGTTACAGGAAATGAGTTGTAATCATACTCATCACCCCACGAAATCATAGGATAAACATAACCACGACCAGTTGCAGTTCTTTTTGCAATAGTTCCTAATGTGCCTGTGTATCCTGATGGTAGTAACATCATAGGATACATATAGTTTACAGAAAACTGAGTAGATGAAAGAACATCTGTTACTTGCCACTCACCACGAGCCGACATAAAATTACCATTCACTGTTAAATTAGGCTCTATCTTAACATAATCTTCAACTGCCAATCCGTGAGATGTTGATGTTTGTATGCTTAATCTACCTGATTGACCATTTCTAAATATACGACTAATCGTTTTAGAAGAACCTGATGAGATTGAGTTATAGTCTGTGTCATTCAATAACGAAACACCAGACCAAGACTTTTCTATATTCTCTTTTGTCCAATCGTGGTCCCACTCACTGAAATCTAAGTCAGATAGTTTAGCAGTTCCTATATCAAAAAAGAGTGATGTTAAATCACCTGAGATTGCAATTTCATATTCAATGTTACCGTTAACATCTTTTGCAATTCTTTTAAGTTGTAAATTACCTTTAAGAACTTGAAGACCTTCTGATTGTAAAATACACTCTAATCTTAAGTTAGGATTAAAGCTTTCGTAAACAGAAGTGTTACCTATTGTAACCCAACCGTCAGAACCTAATTCGTATATGTGGTCAAAAATTCTGTTGTTGTTCTTAGTGCCGGGTATAGTTATAGTTTTAGACCAGTTTGTCTTTCTCTTCTCTGGTTCTCTTACATCTAAAATAGTGTAGTTAATTGGAATGCTAACATCATCATAAAGGTCTACCGTCAAGCCCTGACCAGAAAGTGACCTCGTGTATTCTAACTTTGACTTATTAATAGTTTTGTTAATGTTACCTTTCTGGTCAAATGTGTAGCCACTACCAGTTGCTAATCCATAAGCTGCATCATTAGGTGCAGCAAGAATTGACCTAAAAGGTCTGTGAAATATAATCAGTTGAGTTTTCATTAACCTCTAAGTGTTGTTTTTTGATATGATGCTCTATAGTTTAAGGAGTATTCGATTGGTCTACCTGTTTTTTGTTTAACTTCAATTGTATTATCAGAAATAACAATAGGTAAAGTCTTCCAATTTTCTTGTTTCTGTATCCAACCACAACCAGATAAAGATGTAGACCATCCAGCATCAGTTGTAATTATATTACCATCAACATAAAGAACTTCATAAAGACCTTCTAACGAAGCATTATCACTAAAGACATATATCATATCATTTTGAACTATTCCGTGCTCGCCATCAACCCATATCTTCAAATCAGAGCCATCTACAATCGTTCTGAATGAATAAAGGTCTGGTCTAATATAAGTCCAAACAGTAGGTGATAACCACATTTCATAAAGCCACTCAGATGTAGGCTTATCACAATAAGTGCTAACTGCATTTTGTTGTTGAGCATTGATTGCATAAACAGATTCACCACGGTCACCTACTTCATACTTCCACTGACCTGAATAGTTAGACTGAAGTGTTTTATTAAAGGTCTTTCTCTCAATGTTGTATTGAGTTTTATTTCTGTGATAGAATGTAAAATGTTCTACACCACCTTTTAAACCAACAAAAGCAATTCTTGTTCTAAATGTTTTAGGTTCTTTAACATTAAATGTTAATGTCTCAGAGATTGTCGTGTTTGAGTATTTTAAACAAACTGTGTAGTAAGAAACGTTCTTTCCTATTATAGTTGTGCCGTAGATTGAGTTAATATCATAAGGACCACAAAGAACTCTATACCTTCTAACATTAGACAAAGATGCTGATGTTGTTGAATAGGTTGCTAAAACTGCATTAGATGAATTATAGGTAGTGATGTATACCTTCCAGTTTGAGTTAATAGTTTGTGTTGTGATAAAATCTACAGAGTAAGTATCGTTGTAGGTAACATCAATCTCATTATTAGAGTTTGTTAAGAACGGTGTTGTGTTAGATACTGTTCCCATCAAGTAATTATTACCATTAAATGTAGGAAATTCTTCGTAGTCAACCGCACATTCAAACACATAAGCTGTGTTAGATGTTGCTAAGTTTGTGTATTGTGTTATTAGACCATCACAAGTTGTAGTTGAATCATACTCTTCGCCAAATTTTAACTGCAATTGAAATGCTGCTGAAGGCGGAGTTGTGTTTGCGGCCAGTTTTATCAAGCCACCACCACTCGCATTAGATTCTTTAATAAAGTATGTTTGAATGTAGTCTTGAATTACTCGAGACAATTGAAAGAA